CTTAAACAACCTATACGACGCCATGCGGGTTTCACTGAAGGGCAGCGCCTGGAAGGAAGAGCCGCAACGGTTTGAGATTGACTTTCTCAGCGAGATTGTACGGCTGAAACAGGAGATTGACAGACGGACATACAAGACGAGCAAAGGAACCGAGTTCAAGCTGAACGAGCGCGGGAAGATACGGCATATCCACGGGACGCGGATGCGGGATCGCGTAGTGCGTCACGCGTTATGCGACGGGGAGCTTTCCCGGGCGCTGCGGCCCTATCTCATCCACAACAACGGCGCGAGCCAGAAGGGCAAAGGTATTACCTTCTCCCGGGAAGTGTTTGAGCGGGATCTGCATAATTTCTGGCTGAAATACCGGGACAACAAAGGGTATATCGGTTTCGTTGACTTCAGCAAGTATTACGACAATATCCGGCATGACAAGATACGGGAAATGGTCGGGCCGAAGATCAGTGAGGAAGGCTACTGGCTGCTGGACGAAATCCTGCACACGTTTGAAGTGGACGTAAGCTACATGACGGACGATGAATACGCCGGGTGCATGGAGCGGAAGTTTAACAGCGTGGAGTATTACGAAAGTGTTCCGATGGAAGGCCGGACGGGACAGAAATTCATGCCAAAGGGCGTTGATATTGGCGACCAGGTAAGCCAGGACGTGGGGATTTATTTTCCGACGCCGGTTGACAATTACGTCAAGATTGTCCGGGGCCAGAAATGGTACGGGCGGTACATGGACGATATGTACATCATCTGCCGGGACAAGGAAGAGCTGAATGATATTATCCGGGGCATGACGGAGGTTGCGGCGGGCCTGGGAATCTATATCAACGAACGGAAAACGCGGATTGTGCGATTGCAGGACACGTACAAGTATCTGCAAATCCGCTATTCGCTGACGGATACCGGGAAGGTTATCCGCCGGATCAATCCGAAGGCCGTTACGCGGGCGCGGCGGAGGATGAAAGCTTACAAGGGGCTGATGGACGAAGGCCGGATGCCTTTTGAAGCGGTGGAGCTGGCCTGCAAAAGCTGGATGGGCGATTATGCCCGGCTGATGAGCCGGAAACAGATAGAACACATGAAAACGCTTTATAAAGCATTGTTCGGAAAGGAGCTAACATGGAAGCAACAATCAGATTCAAGGACGGGACGGAAATCGTAGCGGAGGTTAACGGGGACAGCTATATCACGGACAAGAAACCGGCTTTCCCGGAGGATTTGACGGGGCTTGTGATCGTGACGGATAAGAGCGAGAAGAGCTATGAGGAAGCCCTTCTCCTGGAGTGCGCGAGCATTGACAACCGCTACTGGTTCGCTTTCATCGAAAAGCCCATTGAACAGAAGCAGGCGGAGGAAATCGAGAAGCAGAAAGTGCTGATTGAGTTCCTGGAAGGCTGCATTATGGAAATGAGCGAGGAAGTGTATAAGTAATGGCGATGTGGTTACGGTCATTACTTTACAAAATACTGTTCGGGAAGGAGGGCACTATCATGCTGGCGATGCTCTGGGCACAGAAAATCATTTACGCGGAGAGCGAGGAAGCGGCGCGGGCGCTGTATAACCGCGTTCCCCGGCTGCTGAAACCCCAGGTGGACGAAATCCTGCGGGAGTGCGGCGGCTTTGAATGGCTGATCGGTGAATAACAGGAGGACTACAAACCATGATTGCACAGCTCTGGGCTGAAAAAATTATTGCCGGTGAAAAGAAATTCCATGAAACCCCGAGGGGGCTGAAAGAACAGGTACGCCAGATTCTTCTCAGCACGGGACACGGGGATCTGATTGACGAATGAGCGCCGGGAAGGGGCCGTCCGTACACGAAAGCGGGCGGCCCTTTTATCGTATCGTTCCGGCGGCGGGCGGGCTGGTGGATATCTGGCTTTCACCGGGGGAAGCCGTGCCGATGATGGACGATCTAACGGGAAGAATGGACTACAACTTCCGGGTGCTCGCGGTACGCGGGATTGACCCGGAGGATCCGCAATGGGGCGGGAACCTGGAAGAACATATCCGGCGGAACTATTACGCATGGATCGGGAGCGCGGAGGAAGTGGAACTATGATTGCGGTGATCTGTTATGTGGCAATCGGCGCGGTGGCGCTGGTGTTATTCGGGCTGCTGATGATCTGCCTTCTTTCGCGGCTACCGCAGGAGAGCCTGGACGAACAGGCGGAGTGCATCCGCAAAGACCAGGAAGAACGGGAGAAAAAGAAGCGCGAGAAAGAAGAAAAGCGGCGGAGGAAAAGAGCATGAGCTGGATGGGCTGGGCCGTGATCGGCGTTTTCGCGTTTATGGCCGCCGTCATGGGATACATGGCGTGGCTGATATACAAAGACGACCAAAGGAGGGGCAGAAAATGAACAGTGCAAAATACGTTGAAGAGCAAATCGCGCTGCTGAAAACCAACGGGATTCCGCTTTCGGAAGCGGCGTGGAAGGCGGCGCTGCTGACGGTGGAATGGCCTTATGTCTTTGGCGACCGTGGGCAATACTGCACGCCAGCGAACCGGCGGACGGCCTACAACCGGACGGCGGAAGGCAAGAACAAGGACAATATCAAGGCGAAGTGCAAGAACTTTGACGGGAGCGGTGCTTGCAGCGGGTGCAAATGGTATCCGGGCGGCGAGCGCGTGCGGGACTTTGACTGCCGGGGGTTCACCTACTGGATACTGCTCCAGGTTTACGGGTGGAAGCTGATGGGCGCGGGAGCTACGTCGCAATGGAACACGGCAAGCAACTGGAAGGCCAAGGGCACGGTTGCGGAAGGAATCCCGCAAGGCGTGATTGTGTGCCTGTTCTACACGGAGAAGAACAACCCGAAGGTGATGGCCCACACGGGGCTTTACTACAACGGGGAAACGTGCGAGTGCTCAAACGGTGTTCAGCACTTTACCAGCCTAAACAAGAAGTGGACGCATTGGGGCGTTCCGGCCTGCGTGGACGGAGATATCCCGACGCCGACACCCACCCCGACGCCGACGCCGGAAAAGCGGGCGACGCTGCGGCGCGGGAGCAAGGGTGCGGACGTGATCGAGTGCCAGACGGATCTGGTGAAGCTGGGATACGATATCGGCCCGTGCGGGATTGACGGGGACTATGGCAAGGCGACGATGGCCGCCGTTGCCAAATTCCAGAAAGACCACGGGCTGACGGCGGACGGGATCTGCGGGCCGAAAACGTGGGCCGCGCTGGACAAGGCGATTGCGGAGCTGGATCCGACGCCGACGCCGGAACCGGAACCGGCAAAAACATACACCGTGACGGTCAAAGGACTGAGCCTGGAAGCGGCGGAAACCCTCGCGGCGAGCTATCCCGGGCAGGCTGAAATCCGTGAGGAAAGCTGACGGCGGCGGAGGACGGGAAACCGTTCCCGTGCGTGATGAACCGGCAGAGGAAATAACGCCGGGCCAGGAAGGGGGTGAGGAAGGTGGAACAGGCAGCGAAGGAACTCACATACCAGGGGGTTGCCCCATGGATGCTCTGGGTGGCCGTGGTGGCCGGGATTGTTCTGTGTTTAGCGATTGCCGCCGTGTGGAAGGTTGTGGAAATCAGCCGGGGCGAGAAGAAGCGAAAACGGGACGAAATGACGGCCATTGCGGAAGGCGTGGTGCAGACGAAGGTGGACACGCTGGCGGAGGATATCAGCCGGAAAGTGACCGACGCCATGCAAGACAAGTTTAACGCCATTGACAAGAAGCTGGAAGCGGACAAGGTGAGAATCGAAGCCGCCGAGCGGCGAAGCAATGAGCACGACAAGGCGCTGGAAAGGATTGAAACGACCCTGGAAAGCGTGGACGCGAACATTAAGGACATCCATGAGGGGTTTACCTATCTGGCCCAGGGGACAATCGCCACGCTGAACCATGAGATACACAACGGGAATAAGGAAGAGCTGGAAGAAGCGGCGAAGGAACTGAACAAGTATCTGACGCACAGGACGATTGTCCCGATGCCGGAAAGAGCCAAGAAGTGAAAACCATACTCAAGACAAGGAGGAAAAGCCATTGAAAAAACTGATATGTATACTCGCTTTGATGCTGATAGCCGCATTGTTTTGCGGTGCCGCCATGGCGGAGGGGCTGGCCCCCGTAGCTGAAGGCGGCGGAACGCTGCCGACGGAGCCGTTCAGTTGGGAATACCTGGCGACGATTGCCGGGGCCACGCTGGCGACCATGCTGATTGTGCAGCTCTTAAAGCTGCCGCTGGACAAGGTGTGGAAAATCCCGACGCGCATTATTGTATACGTGATCGCGCTGATTATCAGTCTGCTCGCCACACAATTTACGGTTGGGCTGACTCTGCAGAACGGACTGCTGACGGCGGTAAATGCCGTAATCATCGCACTGGCGGCCATGGGCGGATATGAACTGACCATTGCCAAGCTGGAGAAGAAAAACAAGGCTACAGAATAACGCACACTGACGGGCTATAAGCCCAGGGCGGCGACTGACCATTCCGGCGGCCCGCCCGCCTGCCGGGGGCAGTCTTTTCCCCGGGCCGGGCTTACCAGCGGCGCGGGGTTTTCTACTGCCTGCGGTTCAAGGCGGGCTATTTTTTCAACATTCAAAATTGAAATGGTTTGGAACCTATATACACCGGCCCGGGATGAAGGCAACCTTCCCGGGCCGGGTTGATATATACGGGAGGAAACAATGCTGGATGCGGGATTCTACAACATGGACTGTATGGACGCGCTGAAGGAATACCCGGACGGATACTTTGACCTGGCTGTTGTGGATCCGCCATACGGCGACGGCAACAGTGGGGGGGGGTACAGCCGATTCACTCCGGGCGGATGGTTCAGCCGGTACCGGCAGACGGTAAAGCCCGAGGAAGAGAAGGACGCGACAAAGGAGAGCGACCCCGACGTGGAACGACGGGGCGGAACCTGGGCGGCGAAGTACGGACGGAAGATTGTCGGATGGGACACGGCCCCGGGGGACGAATATTTCCGGGAACTGTTCCGGGTGAGCAAAAACCAGATTATCTGGGGCGGCAACTATTTTGT